TTGCGTTGTAGTCTTGGTCTTTATTTGCAGAATCATTTGCGCTGAAAGTAATTAAAGCGTTAGCTGATTTTGCAGAATCTCTAACTATATCGTTCATAGATATATCCTCCTTATAATTTGTATTTTTATTTTTACCTTATGAAAAACGAACTAAAATTAATTAGTCCGTCTTCTCTTCCTTCGTTATAAATTATTTATAATATAAGTTATAAATTAAATATTAAAGAATTGTAGCGTATGTTGCTTTTTCAACACCCATACCGAACATTCCACCCATAGGGATTTCAACATTAACTTTTTCGATTGCTAATGTAGCTATATCAGCTTTAGCATCTACTACAGCTAATTTATGTTGTCCAGCTTTTGGAGCTAAGAATTTTCCAGCTTCTGCTGTTCCATCAATTTGGTTGTCAGCAATAACAAATGGGATTGGAGCATAACCTAATATTACAGCGTGTAATACAGTTCCAGCTTTGAATGTAAAGCTTGTAAAGTTTGGTTGTCCTTCTGGTCTTCTTCCATCTGCTAATTCTTCGATTCCTTGGTTTACTATAATAGCATATCTAATGTCTCCTTCAGCAGGCATAGTTGCTTTATAAACTTCTCTATTTTCTTCATCATCAACTAAAGTGTTGATTGCTACTACGTCTCCAGCTTTTAATTCGTCTTCAGCTTTTACGTTAACTACGTTTAGTGCTGGTGCAGTATCTCTTACGTCACAAATATAATTCATAGTTTTATTCATCCTTTCTTTTAATTTTTTTAATTAAGAATTATAGTACATCAGAATATTTATCTAATATTCTATCTGCTTGGTTTTTGTCTGATGGTAAATCTATCTCATCAGCTTTCTTTTCAGAGTCATTCATTGAGAAATAACTAATTATTTTCTCCATATTTGAATAAACTTGTTTACGAGAATATCTTTTTAATACATCAGCCATAAATGCTTTAAAGTCATATAAAGAGAATTTATAATCATCAATTTTTTCTTGTACTTTTTCTTTATCTTCATCTTCTAAAGCGTCGAAGTTACAAGTAGATGCATAGCTTTCTTTACTTGCTTTTAATCTGTCAAGTTCTACATCTTCTTTATATGATTCTAATTCAGCAATTTTTGCAACTGCTTCTTCATATAAAGCTTTGAAAGGTGCAGCAACTTTAAGTTCTGCTTTAACAGCTTTTAAATTATTCTCTAAAGTAGCGATTCTAGCTTCGAAAGTTTTTCTGTCAGCTTTTGACATTTCTTCCATTTCGCATTCTGCAACGCAAGCTTCTTCAACTTTTTCTTCTTTGTCTTCTTCTTTGTTGTCTTCTTCGTCTTCAGCTTTGTCTTCTTTTTCTTCCTCAGCTTCTTCAACTTTCTCTTCGAAGTGTTCTTCCTCCACTTTTTCTTCTTCAACTTCTTTTACTTCTTCTTCTTTTTCAGAATCTTCAGCTTCGAAGTTTTCTGGAGTAACTACTACTTCTTCTTCAGCTACTTCTTTATTGTCAAGTTCTTTTTTAATTGCCATTTCTTCGCTCTCTCCTTTCTTAATATTTGTATTTATAACTTCGCCAACCTCATTAGAAGATTGACTAAAATTAATAACTTCTTCATTGCTCATATCGTGAGCTTTTTTAAAATCATCTATAATTTTTTGAGCGTCAGATACTAAGGCTTGTACTTCTTCTGCAATATTTTCTTTTGCAGCAAATTCTTCTTTTTCTTGTATCTGATTGTTACTTTCTAAATATTTGTTATAATAATCATTTAATACATTGTAATCTTCGTTTTGTTCAAACTTAATAACTCTTAATCCAGCGTCTGGAATTCCGAGGTTTTACGTCTGCTCCTAATAAACAAAGTCCTACAAATCTAAATGATTTAATATCTATTGTTCCGTCTTCCATCTTCTCAGTTTCATCTGCTAAGACTTCCATACTAATAGTTGTTTTAATATCATCTTTCTCATTTTCTGCCATTCTATGGAAGAATTGAGGGAAATAACTTTTCCAAACAACTATATCTACTACTAAATATTCTAATCCATTATCTCTTATTTCAAAATGTGGATTTGCACTTTCTGGTATAACACCTACAGCATAAGTTTGTCTTTGTTCAGATTCTGTATGTGCGTGTGATTTAAAATCGTCAGTTATACCATTATATATTCCTATTAAAGGAGTATTTAGTATAGTAGGAATTGCAGCCTTAATAGCTTCTTTGCTAAAATTAGTTTGGTTGAAATTTTTTCCAACATTAACTACATCGGCTTGAACAATAGCATAATTGTCATTTGAATCCTTAACAGCATAGTTAAGAATTTCAAAATTCATTACTTCTTCTGCCATTATACTTCCTCCTTTTTACCATTTCTAAAATAAGTTAATCTATTTAGAGTTATTTGGTCTATTGTCTGTCCATTGTTTCAATAATTCTTGTAATCTTTCATTTTTTATAAATACAGTAAACACTTTATTTGTTGTTTTATGTATATCTTTTGCAACAGGATAAACCTGATGTCTTTCTAAGAATTTGAACAATGGAAAACTGAAACAAAGGTAAACTTCATCTTTAGAAAGTTCTTCTTTCCAATTCTTTATATACATTTCCTTTCCATCCTTTTCAAATAATTTTACATTCCTTCTGAATTTGCATTTTTGTCAGTATCTCTAGTTGCTTGACCAGACTCTGTTAAATCTTCAACATCTTTCTCTGGTCTGCCTCCCTCAGAAGTAGTTTGTGTTACCGTACTACTCTTCTTGCTTTCATCATTTGTTCCGCCACCACTTTGTTGGAATTGACTTACTAATGGTTTCATAATATCTTTTAGTTTAGATTTTTCTCCCATTTGTAACATTCTTTCAAAATCGTGTGGTTCAAATCCAAGATTTGCTCCTAAATATTCTGCTGGCAAGTTTGCAGATGTGAATATACTCAAAGCCTCTTTTTGTTCTGTTTTATCTCTATAGAAGTTACCAAAGAAACTTACTTTCCAATCTTTTTCTCCTACATATATTTCAATTAATAGGTTTGTAACTGTTGTAAATTGATTATATAGATATCCAACAAAACTAAAGTCTGTTAAGTTAGAGAAATCAATTACTGCTTGATTCTTAGCTTCTCCGACACCCATTACGTTACCTGCAATACCAACAGCACTAAAGAAGTTCTGTTCTCCAAGACCTGTAATATTGTCTTGAGTATTACTATTTTGTAATGTGATAGGGTCTGAAATCTCTAATGGTGTACTAAATGTGATAACACCTTGAGGTAGAGATTTTTGTAAAGCTGCAATTGTTTGTTTAGCCAATTGTAATGGTACTTTTGGCTTTTCAACTGAATCATAAGGAATTATTTGAGGTATAATACACCAAGTTTCCAAAATTGATTTTTGTTTTTGTATATTTTTATATTCTAATATATCCAATGAGTCAGGTAATAGTGCAGCAAGTAGAGGTACTTTTGTAGCTCTATATGGGTCTGCAACTAAACAACAACCGTGTAATGGACTAATTGGAATATACATTCTACGTTCTGCTTTCTTAACTCTACTTCTAGGTTTTCTTCTAATTGTTCCATCTGGATTTCTTAGTACATTACCATTTTCGTCTAACTCAGCAGGACTCATCTTATCTTCTATTAATTCTCTATAATAATCATATATTTCTGGAGATATTTGTCCCATATTATATAAATCTTCAAAATAATAAGCATCTACTTCAAAGCATACCCCAAATGTGCTTCTAACATTTGTTATCCTACATTGGTCAATTGGTAGTCTTATGAAGTCGAAATAATCTTTACTTTTTCTGCTAAATAACGTCTGCGACCATACGAGGGTATTGTTCTCTTATTCTTAGAGATTCTAAGAATGTATAAATTCTTTTTTTACTTTTTTCAAAGTTAGGTATTTCATCTATATCTCTTTTAGGTAATAAATAATATTTAAAACTAAATAAAGATATAAAATACTGTTCAACTCTTTCAAATTGTAGAATATTATTTCTAACAAATTCTGTAGCTGACCTAATCTCGTCTGCATTTTTTTCAGCATCTTTTAATAGATTTCTTATTTTTTCTCTAGTATATTCCACACTTTGTGGATACATACTATTTGCAAGATTTTCACTATATATTGGAGAATAGCTTCCCCAGTCAGCTGTATTTAGAGTGTCAACTGTTAATTTCTTCAATACAGATTTAATAGAGAACATAGCTTTTTCATTTCCACCAAGTTCGTCTATTTTCTCACTACTTAGGTTATTATAGAAGACAGATGCTGTTTTATTTAATAAGTCGTCTCTCATAGCGTAGGCATCTTTATATTTTAATGACTGAGCATAGTTATTTAATTCGCCAATATACTCTTCCCAAGTCAAATCTTCTTCATTTTTCTTTTCTTCTGCCACAGCGTAGCTATCCTCCCTCCATTTATTTTTTGTAAAGTTCTAATAACTATATCCAAAATTATTAGCACCATAGCTTATTGACACTAAGTCACTTACGTCATATTCTTCTTCAACTTCTTCATTATCCATAAACATCTTTGCGTAATATAATAAGTAAGAAATTGCAGAGAATTTATCCTTGTTGATTGTTCTTTTTATTTGTTTTACTTTCAAACTCTTATTATCTTCACTAACTACAGTTTTTAGGTTTGCCATTTCATTAATAAACCCTGAAACTTGATTACATTGATATTCAATATCTTCAATCTCTACTCCTAAATTTAATCCGTAGAAGTCTGATAACTCGTATTGTTTCTTTCCTTTTTTGTTTAAATCGTCTATTACATCTTTTTTGATTGCATCAAATGTTGCAGCCATTAAAACGTGATGACCTTTAAACATATTTATAAAGTTAACGATTATGTCATTTTGCTTACCACTAACTATCAAATCCCATACAATTTTAGGGCTGTTCTTATTCTCTGGCTTCTTTGTAATTTTACTCTCAAACATTAAGTCAAAGCTTCCGAGATTTGTATTAGTTTCTGGGTCAAAGTGATTTTCCATTAACTCTTGTACTAAACCTTGTCCAATAGCGTTGGCATCAACTACTATTGCTTTTACCCTAGATTTAGGCAAATCTAGGCTTCCCCCATAAGCATAAAATAGCTTTTTTATGAAAATTGCATCTTCTGAGAAATCACCAGATGTAGGAATTGTATTACAACTTACAACTTGCACTTTATCTAAAGTGTTGTTTTCACGTTTTATAATTCTTCCTACTACAATAGATGTCGTATTCTCACCAGTACCTGCAACGTCCACAGCCATTACATATTCTGTGCTTGGGTCTTTTTTATTTATATCGGCTATTTTAAATATGTCATTAAATTTTAATGTTCTACTAGCCATTAAGTCATTTGCACTTACTAAAGCTCCTTCTGTTGAACCTACCCATTCACATAGATAATTCATTCTAAAGGCAACTTCATCTTTTTCTCTTGCTGAATTTACACCA